AGCACCAGTGGTGGATACCAACCTAGTAGCGCAAAGGCGATGCCAAAATATTTTACCGCTAATAGTGACTATTATCCTAGTGGCGGAGTACGAGTAGGTTTAAAAGAAGGCACTAATAAAAAGTGGATTCAAGAAGCTACTAAGAATATGAGAAAAGACAAACCTTGTACGGGCGACAAGTTTGGAAGTAAAACATGCCCGCCGGGATCTAAGAGATACGTCTTAGCTAAAACATTTAAAGCAATGAATAAGAAAAAAGGATAAGTGGAAGACTTACAATTAGTACTTAAGTTAAGAGCTCAGATAAAAAATAGTTTATCTGCATTGTCCATCACCGTCACATCGGGTGGGGTTGACAGTTTTGAAATCTATAAGTATATGTTAGGACAAATAAACGCGTACGAAGCAATTTTACAGGAAATATCTAACCTGCTTGAAACAAAGGAGCAACATGAAAAACACACAGGAAATATCGTCGATATCCAAAAGTCCAAGTAAGTTCGCACTCGAACAAAAATATCAAGCAGAAAAAAATAAATTACCTGTACCAACAGGTTGGAGAATTTTAGTCTTGCCTTTTAAAGGCAAGAAGAAAACCAAAGGAGGAATTTTATATTCCGATGAGCAAATCGATAGACAACAACTTGCCACAGTATGTGGCAATGTTTTGGCTGTCGGTCCTCAGGCTTATACGGGAGAAAAATTCCCCGACGGTCCATGGTGCAAAGTGGGAGATTGGGTAATCTTCGCCCGCTATGCAGGATCTCGATTTAAAATCGAGGGGGGAGAAGTAAGATTACTCAACGATGATGAAATCATCGCAACCATTAATGACCCGGAGGACATTGTCCACGAGTTTTAACATAGAATAGGAGAAACTATGCCAGTAGAAGAAGCAAAAAAAGTAGAAGAAGAAGCAGGTAAGACTGTTCCGATTGATACGACTGGTCCTGATGTAGAAGTTGATTTACCGGATGAAACCGTTAAAGAAGCTCCAGCAGAGACTCCGGTAACGGAACCTAAAGAAGAAACAATTAAGGTAGAAGAAGTAAAGGAAGTACCAGTAGAAGAAAAGAAAGATGAAAAAATTGAAGAGTATAGTGAAGCCGTTAATAAAAGAATTGCTAAACTAACTCGAAGATACAGAGAATCTGAACGTAGAGAAAAAGCTGCACTTGATTATGCAGCCGGTGCTAAGAGAGAAGTTGAAATCACTAGAGATCAATTTCAAACCACTGAGGAAAAATACGATAAAGCTTTCTCTGAAAAAGTTAAAGAAAGTATGACTTCAGCACAACAAGAACTAGCCACTGCTATTGAAGCAGGGGATGCTCAAAAACAAGTTGCGGCAAATAGAAAAATTGCTGCTTTGTCTATTGAGGAAGCTAGACTTAATGCGGCTGAAAAATACCGTTCTGAAACAAAACCAAAGGTCCCTGATGAACAGGACCATTTGCGTTATAGGGAAACCCCGAAGGAGCTTCGAAAAGAAACTCCTCCAGATCCTGAAGCAGAAGCATGGGCTGGTAAAAATTCATGGTTCGGAAAAGACCGAGCGATGACCTTTACAGCTTTTGAAATTCATAAGGATCTAGTTGAAAAAGAAGGGTTCGACCCTAAGTCAAATGAATATTATGCAGAAATAGATAAACGAATAAAGGTTGACTTTCCGCATAAATTTGCTACAGGTGGTAGTGTAGAAACGGCTAGACCGACACAGATCGTTGCTTCAGCGACGCAATCAGCTCAACGAAGCATAAAACCTGGCCGCAGAACTGTGAAACTCACGCCTTCACAGGTTACAATAGCTAAAAAGTTAAACGTGCCACTCGAAGATTATGCGAAACAATTACACATGAAGGAGGTATAAGCATATGAAAAAAGAAGAAGTTAAAACCCCTCGTGCTCAACAAGTCCGGTCTGAATCTGAAAGACCAAAGACTTGGGTGAATTCATCTCACTTAGATGCACCCGACTGTCCACCTGGTTTACGACAACGATGGATTCGTTATGAAACGATGGGAGTAGATGATGTTAAAAACATTACCTCTCAACTTAGACAAGGATGGGAACTCGTAAGAGCTGACGCCTATCCAGACACTAATTATCCAGCAATCGAAACAGGGAGATATAAAGGGTTCATAGGAGTAGGTGGTCTAGTGTTGGCTAGAATACCGGAGGAGATCGCTAAACAACGCGATGCGCATTTTAAGAAACTCGCACGCGATAAAAACGAAGCAGTCGAAAACGAACCTCTAAAGGATCAACATCCAAGTATGCCAATGAGTAGTCAAAGGCGTACTTCGTATAGTTTCGGTGGTGCAAAAAAGAACGATTAATTTTTTAGTCAATCTTTTAAGGTTAATCCTCGCTACTGAATTTTTTAACCCGTTCATAGGGAAACTTATGAACACTGAAAAGGTAAATAATGGCAAATAGAAACACTCAAGGTTTTGGACTTAGACCAGTGTCAACGTTGGGGGATACTCCATCGACTCAAGGTCAATCCAAATACACGATTGAAGCTGCCTATGCGACCACTATTTTCAACGGAGAACCTGTTATTCTAGACCGTGGCGGCGTTACAGACGCTGGCGGTTTTATAACTACAGGATGTGCCTCTACTACAAATGCCGTGTGTGGCGTATTGAATGGAGTATTTTATAATGCTTCTTCAACACTAAAACCAACATGGGCAAATGGGTATGCAGGTGCAATCACTCCAGCAAATAGTGAAAACATAACAGCATTTGTTAATGACAACCCTTTCCAGGAATATGATGTCGCTTTAACTGCAGCAATGGGCGCAAGCACCAATGCACAGCAAGCAAAAATCGGTTTAGTAGGAGATGTCGCAAGTACAGCAGGATCTTCAATTAATTTGAAGTCCTCTACTGCTTTGGGCACTCCAGCTACTTCCGGTTTAGGTTGGGCAATTATCCGTAAAGGAGAAGACCCTGACAATAGTGACTTCACTGCAGCCTTTAGTACTATAGTTGTTGTTCAAAACAACAAATATAACTCTTGGGTAGCAGGCATAGCATAATAGGAGCATAATAATATGGCAATATCACGAGCACAGCTAGTCAAAGAACTAGAGCCGATACCGTGGCATTAGCTTTCGCTTTAACAGAAGAAGCTATCGAAGATAATCTCTACGACAGAATCTCTTCTCGTTATACAAAAGCACTAGCTCGTTCAATGGCAACATCTAAGCAAGTGAAAGGCGCAAACGTCCTAATCAATGCATTCGCAACTGCGGGTACAGGTTATGATGGTGGCGATGGCGTAGCTTTAGTTAGCAACGCTCACCCAACACTTAATGGTAATCAGTCTAATAGACCGACTACTTATGCTGACTTGTCTGAAACATCTCTGGAACAAGCGTTAATTGATATCGCTGGTTACCAAGATGAAAGAGGACTTAAAATTGCAGCTCAAGGAACGAAAATGATCATTCCTAAAGAGTTGGAATTTACTGCTACAAGGATTTTAAAATCCCAAGGTAGAGTTGGTACAGCTGACAATGACATCAATGCACTTAAATCAATGGGAATGGTTCCACAAGGTTACACTGTGAACCACTACTTAACTGATACTAATGCATGGTTCATTAAAACTGATGTTCCAAATGGAATGAAACACTTCGTTAGAGCACCTCTAAAAACAGCTATGGAAGGCGACTTCGATACTGGAAATGTTAGATACAAAGCAAGAGAAAGATACAGCTTCGGCTGGTCTGACTGGCGTGGAGTATATGGCAGTCAAGGTGCTTAATAACTAAGCATTAACACAAAAAAAATTAAGGGGCGGCTTTCGGGTCGCCCCTTTTTATGTTAAGATCATTACAAAAGGTGAATAAGATGAAGAAGAAATTTAAGGTAAGAATCAATTATAATGGCTATTTCGGGCAAACCGAGGTCTTTTGTAAAGATACAAAAGAAGATGTCGAAAAATCAATCCTTGACAAACTAGGACAAAATAAGGTAAAACTGGAGAAAGATGGATTTACCCGTGGTAAATGG